CAGTTATTCTTGAAGAATATATTGAAGAAAAGGCAAGAGGAACTAGACCAAAAAGAACAGTTCACGCATATGATGTGGATGAAACTTTGTTCGGTCACGGCAAAAAAGGAAAACCAAATGTTCAGGTTCACGTAAAGGATTCATCAGGTAAGAGAGTTAAGAGTCTAAGCAACCAAGAGTTCAATACTCATAAGTTGGAAAAAGGACACTCATATGATTTTAGTGAGTTCCAAAGTGCTAAGAAGTTCAAGGAAACTTCAAGTCCAAATAAGAAAGTAATTAAGGACATTAAGAGAAAACAGGCAAGAGGACAAAACGTTCATTTAATTACTGCTCGTTCTAAGTTCGATAAACCAAGTGAATTCCAAGGACATCTTAAGAAGCACGGTGTTGATGTGGATAAGTCAAAGATTCACTATACTGGTGGAATGAAAGGTGGTGATATTGGCAAAAAGAAAGTGGATGTTGCGAATGCAGTAGCAAAGCAAAGTGGTGCTAAAAAAATTCATATGTACGATGATGCTGCTAAAGTTCATAAAGCATTTGAGAAAGAAAAGAAAGAAGCACCAACATCAAAGAAAATCAAAACTCATATGGTTGCACCAGATAAAAAAGGTGAATCAAGAGTTCGTTCTTATCAGGCAACAAAGAATGAAGAAATGAGTTCTTACGAATATTGGAAGCAATTTATAAAATAATAAATAAGTATATAAAAGTACTTTTTATTGCTCCCAACAAGATGAATAAAAAAGATTTGGACTCCTTGAACGAGTTATATTTGAGTGTTTATGATGGGGAGCAGTTGAATGAAGCACCACTTACACCAGAACAAATAAAATACAAAAATGAACGTGCTCAATTGGGGGTAATAAGTAAAGGTGGTAGATTTGTAGCAACGGGAAAAGTTGATCCAAATTTGACTAGCGATTGGGAATGGATGACCAGTAGTCAAGCAGGCAAAAGGCAACAACTAAGAGCTCAGAAACTTGCTGCTGACTTGAATAAAGGACAACGAGAAACAAGAATATCAAGAGCACAAAATGCTGCAATAGCAGCAGCAGATAAGGTAGAAAAAGAAAAAGCAGAAAAAGCAAGAATACAACCAGCGGGTTCTCCTCCAACAAGACCAGCAGCAGGAGGTTCAACACCTCCAACAAGACCAGCAGCATCTGGGCCAGTTCTTTCAAAGAAAAATGGAGTAGAAGGAACAGGAGTTGGTGCTAATTTTAAAGCAAGAGCATTTACTGCTGCAGAGAAATCTCGTTATGCAAGTGTTGCCGCACAGAATGCTGCAAGGAATTCTGCATCATCAACTTCAACACCAAAACCCCCAACACCAGCAATTGGAAAGTTGGGTAATACATCATTTGAAAGAAGAACTCCAACATCTGCTGAATTGAGAGCAGCACAAGGAGCAAGAGATAAAGGAGCATCACCAGAGAAAGCACTTCAAGCAGCACAAAAAACTAATCTTCCTACGACTGGTCCTACTCCTGCTGTTCCTGATATGAAAAGTGCAGCAGCAGATTTGCAGAAATTTACCCCAAGGGATATGTCTAAATACCCATTAAAACCAGCAACTGGTATAAATAATACAAAACCCAAACCAACGGCAATGACGCAATCAAATTCTTACGAATGGAATACTGCAAAAACTTTGAGAGATATTGCAGGTGCTTATAATGAAATCTACGAAGCAAAGAAAAAAGACCAAGACCAAGATGGTGATAATGACTTTGCAGATGTAAGAATTGCAAGAATGATTGCATCTGGAATGTCTAAGGCAGAAGCAATCGCAGCAGTTAGAAATAAGTCATATAATGAAGAAACTTCATTGGATGAAGCAACTGCAATGGCTAAGAGAGGCCATGATGAAACTGCAATCCGTAATAGAATTGCAAAATCAACAGGTGGTGGTAAGTTTGCAGACAAAGCAACTGCACTTGAAAATAGACCAACTTATGGAGATAGTGCAAAGCAAAAAGCAAGACAAAATCTTGCTAGAGCACAAAGAGGTGATTTCCGTAAGACAACTTCTTCAAGTCCTGGTCTTCACGGATATGCTCATAAGTCTGATGACCCTGCTGTAAAAGCAAAGCAGGCAGCAAGAGGAGCACAAAGAGGTGCTTTGACCCCTAGAGAGAAAAAGCAACTCAATAGAGAGGCATATGAAGCATATGAATTTGTAGCATCATACCTTCTCGAAAACAACTTTGCATCAACAGTTGAAGACGCAAATGTAATCATCAACAATATGAGTGAGGGTTGGTTCAATCAAATTATGGAAGGTTGATATAATATTAAAATTCATTAAGGCACCTTGACAGGTGCTTTTTTTATGACTATAATCACTCTGTTAGGGTTGAAGATAAGTTATACTTATAAATAACTTGAATATTATTAGGAACCCGAATGAGTTATGAAAACCCTTGGAGATACAATGGGGAAATTTTTGATAGCAATGATATTCAAGATAGTTTTGGTTTTGTTTATCTTATATCTTGTAGTAAGTATTATTATTAATCAACTATCCAAACATTACCTTCTTGTAACCTTTTTTTGTATGTTTGGAATCCTATTTTATTTTCTTTCATATAAGATACTATACTTTCCCAATTTTTATTTCCATCCGTTAGAATAATATTTCTTGATGTAGTAAGTTTTTGTTTATGTTCTTTTGTCAATTTGGATCCATACATAGGATTCCCTTCACCAGAAAACATTTCACTTAACTTTTGTCTAACCTCTGGTCTTTTTGCTGGATTATTATCACCAGTCATAAGTTTTCTTTTATCTTCTCTATATTTGTCATTTCTTAAAACAACTTCATAAATTCCAGTTCTTTCACTTACAAAAAATCTTCCTTCAATATTTGTATTATAATATTCATCAGTCATCAATACATCTCTTTTAAATTGTTCGTAAGTTTCAAAATAAGACATAGATTTTTTATGAGGACATAAGTAAAGAATTTCTCTTAAAAAATTTTCTTTTCCTATGTCTTTAATATCTTCTTTTAATTCATCACAAGAACCATAATAATTTTTCCAATCACTTTCTTTTGTTTTTTTGCGTCCAGTTTTTTTATCTTTTTGTCTAGTCCAAAAGTGTTTTTTCCCCACATATTTTCTTTCATTAGTTAAATTTGTAATCAAATAAACAAAACCTTCCATATTTTTTGGAACTTCAATAAAATCTTCTCCGTTATATTTCCATTCCATAAAAATATTTTCTTTCTTTTAATATTATTTATGCTTGAAAATATTTTTAAAAATATCTTGACAATGGTATTCCTGCGTATTATAATAGCAATGTCATGAATCGATATTTCAGGAAGGATTATTTCAATGGGACTTCACATCAAGAAAATATGCAATGATACAATTGACGGTCATATTGATCGTATGCATCTTTTGTGTGAAGAAGGAAGAACAAAAGATGCAGAGTCTGTTTATAGTGAAATCCGTGATTGGGTAATTCAAAAAGAAAATCTTGAAGTATTATCTCTTGATTATATTAATGGTTATTTTATAGATTTTTGACAAATTCTAAATAATAACTTATTATGATAAATCCCTATTATGAGTAGGGTAATTATTATGAGTCTTTGACTTTGATTTAGAGCCGTGGAAAGTGCCCTTTAAAAAAAGGGTGTACCCCCTTTCTATACGGATGTAGAGTTCAATTAATTTAAATGCAAAATTTCTTTACAGTAGCCGTTCCTCTAGTAGCAATGGTTACAACCAATACGGCATCACTGCCTCAAGTGTTTCCTCCTCCCCCTGTGAGTGGTCCTCCACCATTCTCTATTATTCAAGAGGAGCCTACATCAAAGACAGCAATCCGAGAGGTTGCACCAGAAAAGCCAAAAGAGAAAAGGTTAATTTGTAAAGGGTGTAATGAACATGAGAATGCTACCCTGGCATTTTTCCAGGATCGTGGTGTTAAAGACAGAAACGCCCTTGCTACCATCATGGGTAATATTCGTCAGGAATCAACTTTTATTCCTAACATTTGTGAAGGTGGTAGTAGAACCAGTTGGAGTAACTGCGGACGTGGTTACGGACTGATTCAATGGACATCTGCTGATCGTTATTATGGATTGGGTGATTTTGCTAGAAGATTTGGTGGTTCTCCATCAACACTTCACACGCAACTTCGTTATCTGACGACTGAGGTTCAATGGCAACGAATTGAGGACAGGATGAAAACTCCTGGTAAGTCTATCGATCGTTACATGGACTATGCGTATAGTTGGATTGGTTGGGGGCATCATGGTGCCCGCACTTCATATGCTCATGATTATGCATCCCGACTGATCACAGTAGAAGTTTAATAAAAATAGAATAATATGGGGAGAGATTTATTATTCTCCCCTTCTGATAAATGATTGGGTCGGGTTACGACCCTTATTATAAATACCTAAAAAGTATTAGTTTAATGGAAAAGTTGTTTAAGCAATTAAGTGATGCTCAAGCATCACTTTTTGTTCTATTTCAAAAAACTTGGATCTACCATTGGGATGTGGTAGGTCCTGATTTTCAACAACTTCATACACTCTTTGGTGAGCAATATGAAGCAATGTTTGAAGAAATTGATACTCTTACCGAACATATGAGATACTTAGGTATGAAACCAGTTAGTACTCTTTTAAGAGTTGTAGAAGTATCATCTATTGAACAAGCATCAAATAGTGCTCAGTCAATTGACGCAAATGAAATGGTAAGACAGTTGCGTGATGATAATAAGAAAATTATAGAAATATTTGCAGAAATTTCAGAAGAAGCAGATAGTCAAAAGCAATATGCAACTTCTAATTTAGTACAGAGTTTAATGGAATCTCATGGAAAATTTCATTGGATGTTGAGATCTTTTCTAGAATAAAAATCAATGTTATAATGTAAAAACTTGACAAACTAAGAAGGATGAATTAAAATGTTGAAGGTCAGATGCAAAATGTGTAACAAAGAATTGCACTCTCATCCAATACAAATTAAATGTTGTGGATGTGACAATTTAACCACGGTAAAAGATGATAAAATTACTGCATTAGATTTGAGTTTGGTAGAGTTAATATCAAATTCAAATCAAAAAAATAATTCTTCTTCTCTTTTTTCCAGAGAAGATCTTGAATATCAAGAAGCAAGAAGAAACCGTAAAGTTAGAAAAATGGAGTTTGAAATTAAATGAGTTGGGAATCCCCAAACCTGTCTAAAGGTGATATTGAATTGCTTACAGTTGCATTAGATGAATATCTTTATGCGTCCAATATAGAAATTCCAGATATGCCAAAAATGGAAAAACTATTACATCGATTGGAAGATCATTTGAATAAGTTTTGATTTTTTATATAATTCAAAATAATAAAATTTATAAGTATTAGTATCCTAATGATGCAAAACAAATGGATCAACACACTTACGATAATTGGGTGAAAATTAAAGAAACATTTGAAAAGTCAGGAAATATAAAAAATATGTTTTATATTAGAGCATGTGAGATTGTAAAAACTAAAAAAGATCCTTTTGCTAAATTTCTTGGAGATTACAAATAAATCTTGACTTATCATTCAATATACGATAAACTTATCTTACACTCAGACAATAAATGAAAGAATTTACATTAAAGCAATTTCAAAAAAAATTTGATAAACTTATTGAAAGAGTTGAAAATGGTGAAACATTTAGAATTGTTGATGGTAAAAGAAAAGCAATTATAACTTCATACAAAGATTATAAAGAAACTGAAGACCTGATTCAAATTTATACAGATCACGAAGAAGGTTGTTAAAATTTTTGGGAGTATAGCTTAATGGTTAGAGCGGCCTGCTTATAACGGGTTAGTCTGGGTTCAACTCCCAGTATTCCCATAGTCACGGATGGACTATAACAGAACTGGTGGAGTCAAATCTGACCCTATAGAAAATAAGTAATGTGTAAAATACTTAAAGGAGAGTTGTATAGACTCTCCTTTTTTGCTATAATAAAATAAAAATTATTTTTAATATGAAGACAGCATTAATTACTGGTATTACAGGTCAAGATGGATCATATCTTGCCGAATTATTATTAGAAAAAGGATATGAAGTTCATGGTATTATTCGACGCAGTTCTTTAATCAATACTCATCGTATCGATCATATTTACAATAAATTAAATTTACATTATGGAGATTTGACTGATTCTACCAATCTTGTTAGAGTTATTCAGTTAGTTCAACCAGATGAAATTTATAATCTTGGTGCTCAAAGTCATGTAAAGGTTTCTTTTGAGATGCCTGAGTATACAGGACAAACAGATGCTCTTGGAACTCTTCGTATTCTTGAAGCAGTTCGTTTGCTTGGAATGGAAACCAAAGTTCGCATCTATCAAGCATCTACATCAGAAATGTTTGGATTGGTTCAAGAAGTTCCACAGAAAGAGGATACACCATTTTATCCACGCAGTCCTTATGGATGTGCTAAAGTTTATGGATATTGGATAACCAAAAACTATCGTGAAGCATATGGAATGTATGCTTGTACTGGTATTCTGTTTAATCATGAATCACCAAGAAGAGGAGAAACTTTTGTGACTCGCAAAATTACGCAGGCATTTTCTCGTATTTCTGTTGGTATGCAAGATTGTTTATATCTTGGTAATTTAAATGCTAAAA